ACCGGGGGGGTAAGGGGGAGAGGGGGGCGGAGGCCGCGAGGGGGGGGGTTGTGGAGGCCTTGGACGCCTGGGTTTACCTTTATTCAATAATGGGTGAAGAGCAGGTCGGCCAGCCGTAGGATTTATCTGTGTACTCCTGAAGACCCTTTATGACTGTTCAGCTGGTTGGGGCCTGTCCGTTGATGAGGGAAGCCCTGGCACTGAGTCGGGAATGCGGGTTGGTGTATGGGGTGATGTGGGAGGCGGCATGGCATGACCAGCGGGGGGAGTGCGGGGGTACGACGGAGCTGAGTCACAAGGCGATTGCCGGTCTGTGTCGGATGTCGAAGACGACGGTGTTGAAGGCGATCGACCTGCTGCTGGACGATGGGCTGATCCAGTTTCTGCATCTGGTGCCGTCGACCAGGGGGAGCTGGAAGCGTCGGTACCGGGTGACGCACCCGGAGCACCTGGAGGCGCACAGGGCTGCGCTGGAGATCGTTGGCATCCCCCCGAGTGAGCGTGCCCAAGGCCATCACTCCCTCGTTGCGGAAGACGTCGACTGACGGGCTATGGTGTGTGCGGTGCCTGTGGTGGGTGCTGCAAGGGGGAGAAGGACAGACCACGGGCTTTCTCCCCCGCCCCTTTTGGGAGGGATCTATGGCCAAAGCGAAAGACACCAACGAGCTGCTGTCGAACCTGCACGCCGGCCTGGCCCAACATCTGCACGACCGGCTGAGTGGTGGGGGCATCACAGCTGGCGAACTGAACATCCTCCGCCAGTTCCTGAAGGACAACCAGATCAGCGCACAGCCGGTTGAAGGGACGCCTTTTGGGGAGCTGGTGTCGGCCTTGCCTGACCTCGATAAGGTGGTGCAGATGAAGCCACGCAGGGCCGCCTAGCTATGTCGACGCCCATCGTCACCACACTGGGGACCAGGACCTCTGCAGGGGCGACAGACTTCCAGGCCCTGGGCCCGCAGGACAACGTGCTCTTTCAGGTGGACGTGTCGTCGATCGGCACCAACGTCGTCATCCGGCTGGAAGGGTCGGTGGATGCCACCACCTGGTTCAACCTCAACGCTTCAGGGGACATCACGCTGACGGCTAACGGCACCACTGGCTATGCGTTGGTGCAGGTGCCGGTGCCGTTCATCAGGGGGCGGCTGGTGAGCTTCTCAGGTGGCACACCCAGCGTTGTGTTCAAGGCCGCCATGTCCACTGGCATCTGATCGCCATGCGGCTGCTGATGTCCCCCATCCGGCCCACCATCCTGGTGCCACGCGCCGGGGGGTTTGGCCTTGGCGACAGGCTCTGGGATCTGGCAGGTGTCGCCCCAAGCCTGGATCAGCGGTTTGCCGAGAGCCGGAGCCTGATTGATGCGGTAAGTGGCCAGCAGCTGATCACATTTACGAGGGCTAGTGACGGAACGTTTGTCGGCAGCAACGGGCTGATTCAGGCGGCGGGCACGAACGTGCCGAGGTTTACGCACGACCCGGTGACCGGCGAAAGCCTAGGGCTGCTGGTGGAGGAGCAGCGGGCGAATTTGCTGTTGCAGTCGGAGGACTTTTCTACGACGTGGAGCAGGCCACAATCAGACACAATTACTACAAACTCTATTGCCGCTCCCAATAGCGCAACCACCGCTGATAGCTTTGTTGAAAACACAACAGCTAGTTCGCTCCATACATTAGTGCAAGATGCAACGATTGTTGCCAACAGTACAAATACAGTCAGCATTTTCTTAAAGGCAGCAGGTCGTACCGAAGTTCAAATAAAGCTAAGCAGTGTCGATGACGCAAACGGCTGTCAAGCCACATTTAATTTATCTGCCAACACGGTTACGAGCGGGGCATTCGGCACTGGATCAGGTGCCGCAGCTTCAATTACAGCATTTTCATCTGGGTGGTATAGGTGCGTGCTGACAGGAGCGATTGGATCTTCTCTTACAACAGCAAGAATTCGCATTCGTCCGTTTTCTGGTGGCAGCGACACTTATACAGGAAGTGGTGCGGTAGCTTATTATCTTTGGGGCGCCCAACTAGAAGCCGGCGCGTTTGCCACTTCGTATATCCCCACCACTACTGCGACCGTCACCCGCAGTGCTGACGTGGTGAGTATCACGGGGAGTGCGTTTAGCTCTTGGTATAGGCAGGATGAGGGGACGATCTTTATAGAAGGAATTATGGCGCCAGTTGTTTCTAGATTTCCTACAGAATGGGCGCTACATGATGGCACCGCATTAAATTCAATACAAGCTTACAATTTTACAAATGCATACGCAGCAACAGTCCGTAAAACTGGTGAAGCCAACACTGACCCAACACTAAGTGCAACGGTTGCCAGTGGAATTCTATACAGAAAAGCTGTTGCAATAAGAGCAGCCAATTATCGTATTGCGGCAAACGGAACTGAAGGTGCGTCTGTTAATCCTGCATTCATCCCGTCTGTAGACAGGATCACTCTTGGCAGCAATCCAACGGGTGGCGGGAATTTGAACGCACCAATCCGCCGCCTGTCGTACTGGCCCCGCAGGCTCGACAACACCACGCTTCAGGCCCTGACCCAGTAGCCATGTTTTGTTTTCGCTTTCCCGACCGCGAGACCTTCCGCAGCCTGGCTGAGGCTGAAGGGCTGGTGACTCAAGACGGCGACCTGATTCTTGCCAGCCACACGCACGCCATCGACGAGGTGGGCACGATCTACAAAGGCGGCGAGTGGGATCCCGAGACCGGCGAAGTAATCACCCCGCCTGTTGCGCTCGACGGCTGGCACGTCAACCTCATGGCCGCCGATGCCCCTGAGGCGTGGGATCCCTACCTCTGCATCGTCAATCACCCGGTGCGGGTCTTCGCTGGTGGTCCTACCCAGGCGCCCGCTACTGACGTTCTGGAGGAGATCGTGCAATGAACCCCTACCTTCGCGCTGCTGCCCGCAACGAGGCGCTCAGGCTGCAGGCGCTGGAGAAGCTGCAGGCCCGGCAGGCAGAAGAGACGGATGAAGCTATCTACGAACGGGCCCGTAACGACCTGGGCCAGTACGCAGGTGATGATCCCTCCACGCCGGACGTCAACGAGGCGTGGGTGGAGGTTGAGCAGTCCTGATGGCCAGGCAGCCGGCGACCTGGCAGCCACTGCCTGAGCCCTACAGCACCGACTTCCGCTACTTCCTGGTCATCGTCTGGCGCCACCTGGGCCTGCCGGACCCCACGCCTATCCAGCTGGACATTGCTGAGTACATGCAGCACGGTCCCAAGCGGCGGATCGTCGAGGCATTCCGGGGTGTCGGCAAGTCATGGATGGCCGCGGCCTACGTCCTCTGGCTGCTGCGCAACGATCCCCAAAAGAAGATCATGGTGAATTCCGCCTCTGGGGCGGAGGCCAAGAACTTCACGACTTTCTGCCTGCAGCTGATTCGGGACATGCCGATGCTGCAGTGCTTGGAGCCAAGGCGGGAAGATCAGCGATCTGCCGTCAATGCGTTCGACGTCAGCTACGCCAAGCCGGACAAGAGCCCATCGGTCAAGTCGGTGGGCATTTTCGGTCAGATCACCGGCTCCCGTGCGGACCTGATCATTCCCGACGACATTGAGACACCCACCACGTCGTGGTCTGTGGGTATGCGGGAGAAGCTGCTTGCTGCAGTCGGTGAGTACAACGCCATTCTCAAGCCCGGCGGGGAGGTGATGTACCTCGGCACACCCCAGACAGAGGAGTCGATCTACAACAAGCTGCAGTTGCGGGGCTTTACCACTCGCATTTGGCCTGCCAGGTACCCCGGCAAGCCGGAAAAGTACGGAGACTCCCTGGCCCCGGTGATTCTGGAGGGCGGGAAAGGGCTGATTGGGAAGCCGACCGACCCCGATCGCTTCTCTGAGCTGGATCTGCTGGAGCGGGAGACGTCCTACGGCCGCTCTGCCTTCGCCCTGCAGTTCCAGCTGGACACGTCCCTGTCGGACATGGAGCGGTTTCCGCTTCGCCTCTCCGATCTGGTGGTGCTGGAGGTGTCGGACCACGCCCCCGAGAAGCTGGTGTGGTCCATGGGAGCCGAGTACCGCATCACCGACCTGCCGGTGGTGGGTTTCTCCGGCGACTACTACCACCGCCCGGCCTTTGTTCACGGTGACTGGTTGCCGTTTCAGGGCTGCGTCATGTTCATCGACCCGTCCGGCCGCGGCCAGGACGAGACGGCCTACGCCATCGTGGCGCACCTGAACGGCAACCTGTTTGTGCTGGAGGTTGGCGCCTTCCGCAATGGCTACACCGACGAGGTGCTGGTTGGCATGGCCCAGGCCGCCAAGCGGCGGAAGGTCAACCTGATCTTGCTGGAGGACCAGTTTGGCCAGGGGATGCTGGAGAACCTGCTGAAGCCGCATCTGCAGCTGCACCACCCCTGCACCATCGAGCCGGTGCGGTCAAACGTGCAGAAGGAACGGCGGATTATCAGCGCACTGGAGCCGGTGATGAACCAGCACCGGCTGATCATCAACCGCTCCGTCGTCGAAAACGACTCTAAGGGGCGGGATGACGAGGCGATCGAGAAGCGGCTGGCGTACCAGCTGTTCCACCAGCTCACTCACGTCACCGTCGACAAGGGCTGCCTGCAGCACGACGACCGCCTCGACGCCCTGGCCGGCGCCGTGCAGTACTGGAACGAGTCGCTGGCGATCGACGAGGACCGTGCCATGAAAGAACGTAAAGCCGAGCTGTGGGATCTTGAGCTGGAAGCTTTCATGGGGAACATTGACGGTGCAGTCGATGCTCAGTTTCTTGGGTTCAGCCTTGCGGAACTTCCGAAGAAAGATGGCGGATCCTGGATCACCACAGCTCGCTCCTAAGCCGCAGCGCCCCCGGGCCTTTGTCATCCGCTTGCCGGGCGTCTTCGTCGGCTACAACGGCCACAAGATCAAGGGTTCATTCCAGACTGTCGTCATGGCGCTCAGCGAGGAACAAGCCTGGGACCTGGCCATCCAGCATGACGTCTGGCAGCAGCTGCCATTCGACGTGCCCAACGTTCAGATCTTCCCGAAAGACCCCGCGGTAAAGGCATGAGCACCATCCGTCTGACCGACGCAGCTGATCACTACCAGCAGCTGCCCCATCAGATCGCCGCCTGGAACGCCCTGCAGGGCTCTTTGACGGCTGAGCAGCTGGATGACTTCGCAGAGCTGTACAGGGCGGCTCCAAAGCCCACCGAGGCGCCTTTCACGCCCCAATCGCCCTTCAGCTACCGCGTTACCCCCAACATTCAGTACGGCGAGATCACCCTCTGGTCGGAATCACGCCGGTTTGTGGCCCAGCACCAGTGCAACACCGCCATGTTGCTGTGCCAGTTCCTTGAAAAGGCCCGGATTCACTTCTCCCACAAGCCGGTGATCATCACGTCCGGCTACCGGCCGCCCAAAATCAACGCCCAGGTGGGTGGAGCCAGCCGATCGGAGCACCTGTACGACGCTCCTGACACCGGAGCCATCGACTGGTACATCGACGGCCTGTCCACTTACAGCCTGCAGAACTGGTGCAAGGCCAACTGGCTCTACAGCACCGGCCTGGGCGCCCCCAAGGGCTTTGTCCACACCGGAATCCGCCCTGGCCGGCCCAAGGTGGTGTGGGACTACTGATCAGCAGAGCGGGCGCTGCTGGCCCGGCGCCGCCGCGGCCTGGTTGCACGGGTCGGTGGCTCCTTCCGCTTCACTTCGTACGGGAACAGCTCGCCGGCCATGTGCAGCAGCAGCTCCAGCAGCGAGTTGTCCTTCAGCTTCGACATGCCGATCAGCTCTGACAGGACGAACAGGCCCAGGGCGATCAATGCTTCGGTGTTGGCGTCCATGGTGGTCACTCCGTTGGGGGTAGGGGCTTCTTCTCCAGGTCTCGCAGCCTGAATTCGTGGTCCTTGATGTCGTTCTCCAAGGATGCGATGTCCTTGCTCAGCTCAGTGCGCAGTGACTGCAGCTCATGGATCACGCTGGCCATCCCAGCCTTCAGTCCTGCTCGCATCGCCACGTTTTCCATGGCGATCTTCCATAAGGCGCCGACCGATCCAACGATCCCGGCTGCGATCAGCGTCTCAAGCATGGAAGGATGGGCTTCCGTTCGTAGGCACGATACCGAGGCAGCATTGGCAGGCCATGGCCTACGGCCGGATCCAGAAGGCGCTGAAGTATTCGCCCAGGACGTTCTGCGGGGCGCCCTGCGAATTGGTCATTGCTCCTTGGGATTAGAGGACCGAGATGCCGACCTTGGCCATCTCCCGCTTGCGGCGGACATACAGCGACTGCAGCTCCGCTTCTGTCAGCGCACGATCGAAGATGCCGAACTCCGCCACGTCCATCCCGCCAGCGCCCAGGGCCGTGGTGTACGCATTGCCCAGCGAGATCTTGCCGGCCGACGGGGTGTAGGTGGCGGCCGACGACAGGTTGTATGTCAGCCCGCCGCCGCGCAGGCTGGTGATCAGCTTGGTCGCCCCCGAGAAGTTGCGGGCCATGGCAACGAACACCCACACCGCGGAGTTGGACGAATCGCCGGCCAGGTCGTTGGCGAACACGCTGGCCCGGGCCGTCACCCTCAGCACTTTGGGGAAGGCAGTGCTGTGGAAGAAGATCCCGTAGCCGGTGGTGGCGCCCAGGGACCCCATGATCTGCATGGAGTTGCTTGCCAGGTCTGCGCTGGCACGCACCACCGCAAACAGCGTGTCGGTTGCAGTGGCTGAATCGTCCCTGTCGGTCAACAGGGCCTGGCCATCCACTCGCGGCAGCGTCAGGAAACTGCCGGAGTACACGGGCGCCGTCGACTGCAGCGTCAGCAGCCTGCCGTTGGTTCTGCCGGTCAGGTTTGCAGGCGTGCCCCTGTTGAAGATCCAGTGGTCGTACGTGCCCTGCTCGTACAGATCGAAGAACCGGATGTCATTGGCAGGGATGGTGCCCAGCGACGCAGCAGAAGTGATGGGCAGTCGAATAAAGGCGCTCATGGGTCACTCTCCGATGGTGATGGCCGTCAGCTCAAAGTGCGGGCAGACGTTGTACAGAGGCCGCGATACCCCTGAAATCGTGATCGAGTCGGGGCTGCTGTCGCGCAAGTTCCCAGAGGCTCCTGTCGTGATCGTAAGTCCGACCCCCAGGTAATCAAGGCCGTAGCGGACCTTCACGACGCCCGTGGGGGTGGCCGACAGGACGATCACAGCATCGGAGCCGTCGATCGACACGCTGCTGATCGTTGCCGTCGAGGCGCCGTCCAGCACTTTGAAACCAAAGTCGGTGGCCAGGGCCAGCGTGGTGGTGTCGAGCACCAGGGGCGGCGCCGGCACATCGAATCGCACCCGGATCACATTCCCCCGGCGGGTGGCCGACAGCGGGTTGAGGAACTTCGGTTTGACGCGATCAAACACCAGTTGCTTGTAGCACCTGCCGAAATATGCACCCAGCCACTTATACCCATCGGGCGTCAAGTGCGTCCCGTCAGAGAAGGGAAGGTGGTAGCAGGGTGTCGCAAGTGTGAACTTGGCATTCTTCTGCGCCAGGTCGAGCTGGGCCAGCGTCACTGCTGCGCTGTTGATCGTCACCCTGGATGACGTCTGGTAGGTGAAGCAGTACACGGGCGACGTCTGCCCGCTGATCGCCTTGATGTCCGCCTCGATGTCGACCTGCAGCTGCTCCAGCAGCGAGCGGTAGGTGGAGTACGTGGTGCCCAGGTTGCCATCGGCTTCACCCTGGATCCAGCAGAAGGCATGGGCGGCGTAGTCGACCGCCAGTGCCTTCGCCTGCGTGACGTGCTGCAGGAAGACGTTGGTGTACTGCAGCGACCCCTTCTTCAGGCCGTTGATGCCCGCACCGCCAAGGCCAGGCGCAGATGCCAGGATCACATGGCCGGATGGCGTCACGCCGTCCTCTGTCGCCGCCAGGGTCAGCGCATAGTTGGCGGCGCCAGAGCAGATGGTCTCGCTTCGTCCGCCGGCATCCAGCTCCTCCACCAGGGGCTTCAGCGGTGAGTAGCTGTACGTCACTTGGTCGCCAGCCCGGGGGCCTCCGTCGAAGGTGACGTTGCTGTACGGCTGTGTGGCGGAGATCGGCGGGCCGCCAGCGGCGCCACCAATGGACAGCGACTGCCCGTAGGACAGCAGGTGGTTGTACGCCTTGGCGATGGGCGGCTCCGCCAGTGGCGTGGCCGCCGACGTGCCGGCAGAGCCCACCCCTGCGCCGATCAAGCCGCCAGTGCTGACGCTGTAGCCCAGGATCACCCGGCCTTCCCGGTCGGTCACGATCGGGTACACGGGCCCGGTGCCGGTGTATTCGCTGACGAACAGGGAGCCCAGCACCTCCAGCTCGGTCTGCTCCTGCAGGTTGGCCTCGTTGATCAGGCCGGCGCCGACCACCATCGACTTGGTGCCGTCGAAGCCCAGGACGATGCTGTCGTTGTTGTCGGTGACGATCGGCTGCAGCGGCCCGGCGCCCACGTAGTCCGCTAGGCGGGAGTCGTGAATGTCCTCGCGGATGGCCCAGACGGCACTGGCCGCTGGGTAGATGGCAAGCAGGGTCGACGTGGTGCTGTTGACTCGCCGGTACTCAAGTGCAGCAATGTCGCCTGCGCCCTGCACCTTGAATGCCTGGCCATCAGCGACGGCTGCGCGGCCTGCCGCCTCAGTGGCGTAGAGCCCCGCCTGAATGATCGCTGCGTCACGCGCCCCAGCTGCGTTGACGGCCGCGGCCTCTGCGTTGATCTCAGCGGTTTCAGCTGCAGCCTGCGCGGCCTCTGCTGCTGTTTCGGCTGCCTGCGCCGTGGTGGCCAGCTCAGTCCGCAGCACCCCTGCGCTCACCTTCTTGTTGACCATGCCCTGGCGGACCAGCAGCAGGTCGGCATCGGCCAGCGGCTGGGCTGCTGCGCCCAGGGCCGTGAAGTCGACGTCGGTGGGCGTGATGCCGACGGTGAAGCCGTTGAAGGACAGCACCTCCACAACGTCGCCTGCGCTCAGCGGCGCCAGGCCGGTGATCGATACCCCGTTGATCGCCACGTAGTCGACGCCACGGGCGAGCAGCGCACCGTTCACATAGACCTGCTCCAGGTCGGCGGTGTACGCCAAGGGCAGGCCGTTGTCGTCGCTGGCGCTCAGGCTGGTCTCGCCGCCTTCTGCAGTGCGCTTCCACCGGAACAGGTCGCTGGGCGCCGCGGTGTCGGCCCAGCTGCCACCGGAGTAACCCCGCAGCCGCTTCGTGACGGTGTTGAAGTACAGGCTGCCTTCTTGCAGTGGCGCACCGCCGGGCCCTGACACAGGGTCAGAGGAGTAGGCGCCCAGGTACTTCTCGCCGTAGGTGGCGAACCAGTTGTCGGCGTAGCTCCTGGTGACGGCATCCTGCGCGTCGACGGGGTTGCCGACGTTCTTGATCTGCTTCCCGCCTGCATCCAGGTTGCCCAGGTTGTTGACGAAAATGCCGTCCTCGATCTGGTCGTCCTGCTCCTGGTTGATGTAGGTCTGCTGGAGGTTGTTGGTGTTGAAGTCCGCGGCGACAGGCGTCGACCCGTCAGCGATCGTGACCAGCGGCACATCGACCGGGGTGGTCCGACGCACCTCAACCCGGGCCCCGCTGGCTGGTGCCGGCGTCACCTGCACGGTGCTTCCGTCAACCCAGGTGAACGCGGCTGACACGCGGTTCACAGAGACAAAGACGTGCTCTCTACGCAGGTACGGAAAGGGCACGCTGAATTGCGTGTTGGCCCCGTTCCCGGTGTAGATGACGTAGGAATAGGCCATCAGCGCAGTGCCTCCACGAATGCCGCAGGATCAATCTCCTGGCCGTATTTAAGCCGGAACTGCACGTCCCGGTTAGCACCTTCCGCCCAGTCCTTGTTGTCCATCAGTCGCTTGCCAGCCGGGCTACTCAGGAATGCCTCGCGGCCCAGTTTCATGAAGTCGGTGATCACCGTATTCAGGGCCGCAGCACGCAGGCTCGTCACCTGTTCACTGGGCGCCCCCTGCGGGTTCTGCTGGTACAGGTCGCTCTTGATCTCCTCCTCCAGGGCCTGCACCAGGGTGCGGCCGAACTGGTCGGGCGTACGGCTGATGGCCAGCACGTACTGCTCGTACTCGTCGGGCGCCAGGCGGTTGGCCTTGACCTTGCCGCCATCGGTGAAGTCAGTGGGCCTGGGGCCAACAAAGCCAGCGCCGCGGCCGGTCAGCTGCCCCATCTCCCGCAGCACCATCTCGCCGGGCTCGCCCCGCAGCTGGAACGGCGACGCCGGGCTGTACTGGATCAGGGCCGACAGCCAGGGGGACTCCGGCGGCAGGAACTGATCACCCCAGATGCCGCTGAGCACGATGGGTTCACCCGTGATCCAGTTGCGCTTGGGCGGCAGGCTCTCCGACCACCCCGGCACAGCGTTGCGGATCTCGTTCAGCGTCTCCTCAAACAGGCGCATCACCAGGTTGGGGCTGTCGCTGGCCGGCACCTCCCTGGCGGTGGGATCTTCAATCCGGCGGCCGGCTCGCAGTGCGCTGCTGTACGGCACAAAGCTGGCAACCAGTCGCTCCACGTACCGGGCGGTGGGGTGCCGCTTGTTGGGTGCGGTGTCCAGCTCGCCCAGGCCCAGCACCATCTGCGCGAACTCGGAGAAGCCGGTGTAGTACGACTTCTGCAGCTGGCCGGCGGCGACAGCTGCCACCAGGTCGATCACCAGGGCGCCGCCCAGTCGCTCCCGCGCTTCGACGGACACCTTGTTCGCCAGCTCGTGGTAGTCGGCCAGGCCGCCCAGCAGAGAAGAGAAGGGGTCCATGGCCCGCATCGACACCCAGTCGGAGTAGATGGGGTTGCCGTTCTCGTCCTCGCCTGTGCGGATGCGGAACGAGTAGGGCTGCTTGCCCTCCTGCTCATTCCACTTGCGACGGGCCTCTGGGTTAATGGGGCCGCCTCCGGTGAACTGCACCCGGCCGTGCGTCATGGCAACGCTGGCCAGAGCGATGGCCGCGGCGCCCACTGCGATGTCGCCCACCGCCCGGTCGCGGGTCATGGCGTCCTCGGAGAAGACGTCTCGCCACCAGGTATCCACCAGCGGGGCCAGTGGTGTCTTGCGTGCCACCGACTTCACGATGTCGCCGGGGGTGCGGTTGAACGGCTGGATCAGCGCAAACAGCGGGGCCATCGGGGAGTCGAGACCCGTCTGCCAGATCTTTGGCATGATGCTGAAGGTGCGGGCGAAGAACGGAATGTCGTCCATGCCCTTGCCGAAGATCCGCGGCCCGTTGACCACGTAGTCCTGGGCGAACTTCTGCGCGTCGACGTCCTTCAGCCCCTTGGCCTCTGCCACCTTCATCCCGTAGGACATGGTGCGGGGCTGCATCTGCGCCCAGATGTCGTCAGTGAAGGTGGCCCACCGCATGGCGGTCTGCGCGTGGGGGCTTTCCATCACGCCATCGAGGATGGTGCGGCCGTTGATCGTCACGTCACGCATCGACCGATCGACAGCAGCGCGGGCGTAGTCGGTGGCGAACTTCCACGCCTCCTTGCTGTTGCCGTCCATGCCCAGCCGCACGGCGTTGTCGAGGCCTGGCTGCAGGTTGCGCACGTACTCAAAAGACTGGCCCACCAGCGTCTTGAAGGCGCTGTCGGCTGACACCTGCAGGCGGGTGGACAGGTTGAGGCCCTGCCAGATGCGCTTCTGCGCCACGGCCCAGTTGCTCTTGTCCTGAATCGCCACCCAGGGCATGGTGTTCAGATCCCATTCGCCCTGCTGTGGGGAGGCGACCAGCTCGCCCTGGGCGTCCTGCTGGGCCAGCCGGTCTAAGAAGTCGGCCTGTTCGCGGTTCAGGTCGAACAGGCCGCGGCCCACCTTGAACGATTCCACGCCCATGCGGAATGCGTTGAGCAGGTTGCTGACGTACTGGCCGTAGATCATCAGCGACCGGCTGGCCCGCACCGGGGCCCCCTGCATCATGGCGCCCACCGCCTGGGTGAACGGCAGCTCCACCGTCCGCAGGGCGCTGTTGATCACGTTGCCCCAGAAGGTGATGCCGCTGCTCAGCAGCTGGCTGGAGCGGTACATCATCAGGCCGTTGGCGCCGACCCCCAGCGACTTGTTGAGGTTGGACCAGAAGCCTTGGGCGTAGCCGGGCGTGACAGCACCCTGGGCGCTGTTGAGTGCCAGTGCGTCCAGCTCCTCCGCCACCTTCGGGCTGCTGAAGTCACCCGTGCGGATGGCTTCTTCCAGCTCGGGGCTCACCTGGCGGCCGATGGTTTCCGACACCGGCACGTCGGCCTCCTTGACCATGGCCTCCTCCAGCTCCTCCGCGATGTTGCGGCCGGCGGATGGCGTGTCGAACGGCAGCGAACCAGGCAGCGGCCGGCGGATCTGCGTGCTGCGCATCAGCTGACCCAGCGGCCGGGTGACGGACTCCACTGCACGGTTGGCGCGGTCTGCTGCAGCAGCTGCGCTCACCAGCTCAGCGGCCAGCTGGCCCATGTCGGCCGACTCATCCACTGCGCCGTTCAGCCATTTGTTGGCGGCGATGCCGGCCTGGTAGTTGTTGTGGTCGGCCAGCAGCATGGCTGCTCGCAGCGCCACCAGGTTCTCCTGGTAGTTCGACAGCGGGCCGCTGATGCGGGCCAGGTTCTCCAGCACCGCCTTGCTGTCGTAGTTGGACTTCTCCAGCCAGGCAGCGGTGTCGAACGCGATCCGCTCCTCGGACATCACCGGAATGCCGGTGGCGTCCACCCGGTTCACCAGGTCGCTGTGCGCCCGGTACGCCTCCACCATCTCCGGTGGCGCGTCGGGCACGTAGACGGTGGCACCGCTGGGGCTCTGGACCTTCAGCACGTTGTTCTGCAGCAGGTCGTCCAGGGTCATGTCACCGTCTTCGATCGCCTGGCGGTTGGCCAGGATCTGATCGACCAGCTGCTGCGCCCACCGCTCGTCCGGCGTGGGTGCGGCGACGGGCACTGGATCGACTTCGCTGTAGAGCACGCCCCGCGCCGTCTTGTCGCCAAGGGGGACGGTCTTCAGGGCCTTGATCTCGTCGAGGATGTAGGCCCGGGAGCCGTAGTCGTCGAGGGCATTGCCCAGGTCGCCCCGGGTTTCGGCCAGCTTGCCGGTGTACGCCTGGTCGAAGATCGACTTGACCGAAGTCCAGCCGCGACCCCGCAGGTAGTTGTTGGCCTTCTCGATGAAGTCCAGCAGGTTGTCGAGGATGTTGACGCCAGCCACGACAATGTCCTGCGTGGCCTTTTCCATGCCGGTCAGCGATTGGGTGCTGCCGTCTTCGTTTGCCTTGTACCCCTTCAGCGACTGTTCATCAGCGCCAGCCAGGTAGGCGATGGGGTCGATACCTTCCTTGCGTGCATAGGCGTACTTCTGGAAGGCCACCGCCTGCTGCTCGATCAGGGTGCGCCGGTCGGAGCCGTCGCCCACAAACAGCTTCAGCTGCGACCACATGCTGTTGAGGGCCTTCAGCTCCTTCTCGGTGAGGAAGTTGTATTGGACCCGGTGGAAAGCCTCATGGAAGGCGGTCTGCTTCTTGCTGCTGGCCGGGGTGCCATACAGCCACCCGTTCATGCTGATCACATCTCCGATGGGGTCGTACATCCCGCCGGCCAGGATCCTCTTGTCGCCACCGCCGTGAGCCTGGGGGCGCTGGATCAGCTCAAAAGCATTGTTGAAGCGAATGGCCACGTCGTCACCCGCCACCCTGCGGATGTCTTCGATCACCTCAAGCGCCAGGGCACGCTGCGCCTCAACCGGCAGCTCCTTGTACTCGGCGACGCCCACCCATGTGCGGCCATCAGCGTCCACCTCGGACGCCAGGGCCTGGCCGCGAGCGGCGCGGGCCTCCAGCTCTGCCTGCAGTGCTGCACGCTTCTCCGGCGGCAGGGTGGCCAGGGCCCGGTCGAACAGGGCCCTGGTTTCAGATGCCTGCTGCGGGGTGAAGGCAGCCGAGCTTCCCGCGCTTGGGACACTCGGCTCTGGCGCAGCCGCGGCCGGCGGTTCATCCAGTGGCGGTCGCGGCCCGTTGATCTCGTCGTCGATCGCCTGGCGCAGGCGGTCCAGGTTCTCGCCCACCACCAACTTGGCGGTGCGCTTGCCGCTGACCTGGCCGGCCATCTCGTTCAGCAGGTCACGGACCGGGCCCACGTAGCCCGTCACCCGGTTGAACACCTCCACCGCCTGGGCAGCCTGGCCCCGTGCAGCCTGGCTGCCGGCCACGTCGATCACGTTGCCAGCGGCCTCAAGGATTCCGCGGCGCCCCTCCCGGGCGGCCGACGTCAGCGCCACCATCTCCTCGCGCAGCGACTTAAAGGCTTCGGTGCGGACGTCCAGCAGCTGGTTGAAGTTGCTGGTCTTGCTGGCCCACTCGCCTCCCAGCAGGCTCAGCAGGTCGTCGCCAGTGGCTTGGGTTTGGGCGAACTTCGCTTCCTGCATGGCCTGCAGGATCTTGTCGGCCGACCACTTCCGCTTGGTGGCTTCAGTCGCCACGTCGTTGATGATCTGCGGGTCCAAGGCTTCAGAGCCCAGGGCCGCGGCCTTGGCCAGGTCCAGCTTGCCGGTGGCCACCCTGTCAAACAGGTTCTGCGGCAGCCGGCTCAGCGGCACCGCCTGGGAAGCGACAGGGCCGCTGAGGTTGATGCCTTCGGCCGCCATGTCCTCGGCACTCTTGCCGGTGTCCCGCATGAACTTGGCCGCATCGACCGGGGTGCCCTGGCCTTCTGCGATGTTCTGCAGGGCGCCGATGGCCCGGGCCTCCTCTGCCGTCTCGGCGCTCAGGTAGCGCACCAGCACGTTGCTGGCGCCGCTCTCCCTGGCCAGCCGCAGCCGGTTGTGGCCGTTCACCACATAGGTCTGCCCATCGGCCGGGTCACGCCAGACGCTGATCACCCCAGCGAGCACGTCGTTGAAGTCGCTGGACTCCGCCAGGGAGCCGCTGGCCCCGCTCTTGGTCAGGCGGCCGGCTTCCTTGAACTGGAACCGCTGCGGGTCCACCGCAATGGTCTGCGGGTTGACTTCTGCCACCTGGCTGTACTGCGGCGGCTGCATGTCCGGCCGCGGCATCGGCTGCGCCTGCGGCATGTCGACCGACAGGGCCGGGCCGGCATCCGGGGTGGAGCTGGCCTGCCGCACCAGCTCCAGGCTCAGCGCATCGCTGTCCTGCTGCAGCTGCTGCAGTGCCTCGGCCTTGGCCTCAGGCGCTGCGTTGCGGGCCTGCACGGCGCTCCTGGCTGCACGGAAGGTGCGCAGTGCCACCTCCAGGCCGGTGCCGATCAGGGCGCCTTCCAGCACGTTCTTGAGGCGGCCGGTGGCGCCGACGTCACGGGGGTCAGACTTCAGGTAGTCGACCAGGGGCCCCTCCAGCGGGGTGCCCGTGACCGTCTGCTGCAGCTGATCCACCAGGTCAACCAGCCGGCCCTCGTGCTGATCGAAGGCGGTGTAGTCCACCACGGCGCCAGTGGCCGCGGCCTTGGTCACGGTGTTGCTGGCGACCGCCCGGCCGACTGCAGCAGCGCCCGGCACCTTGGCCACCGCCTGCGCTGCCTTGGTGGCCTTCAGGGCATTCAGCGCGGTGCCGGCGGTGTTGCCGACAGCGGTGGCGCCAGGTAGCAGCTTCAGCCCCCTGGCCGCCAGGTTCACGCCGCGGGCGGCGGGCACCCACGCCAGGGCCGCCTGCGTAATGTTGGTCAGCAGGTCCTCAGCCGGGCCGCTGCTCTTGGCCTTGGCCAGCGGCGGCAGCATGCCGAACAGCGGCAGGTTCTTGTTCTGTGCGGTGGTCGCCTTGCCGCCGAACGTCTCCTGCGCGGCGTCGCTCACCTCCTGCACCAGGCCGGCAACGGCGTTGTATCCAATCCGGCTGAGGGTCTGCACCGGCCGGCTGCCTTCCAGCGACTGAGCAGATCCCCGTTGCGCAGCAGTCAGCGCCTTGGTGAAGTCACCCGTCCGCTGGAACTCTTGGATGCCAGCGGTGACACCCTGCGCCGCGGCCTGAAATGCCTGCTGGCCCACGGCCGCGGTGGGGAACAGGTCGACCGGCTGGATGCCAAGGCCGAACAAGCCATTGTCCTGCTGCCTGGGCTTGGCCGCTGGCCTCTGCGTCGGCTGCTTGGCCATGCCCTTGGGCGCGACGTAGACCTGCCGCTCCTCGCCGGTCTGCGGGTCCTTGATCGTCTGGGTGGGCATGGCTCTCTATCGGTTATGCCGTGCTGTGGTTCGATGATGACGGGTCAGCGGCCCCGCGCCATCTCCTCGCGCAGCACCTGGTCGTAGTACGCCTTCAGCTCCGCATAGCTCTTGCCGCCCTGGCCGTAGTAGCTGGTGCCAGTGCGCATGGTCGGGAAGCTGGCCCATTCGGGAGCCAGCCTGTCCGCTACCTGTCGGGTGAAGCCGCTGGGCAGTCGTGGGTCGACGCCTCGGTTGCGGACCAGTCGGATGGCGGCCATGTCTTGCCGCTCAGGTGTCATAGCTCCGCCGCCCACGGAGTCCCATGTCGTCGACAGGAACTGGTACGCGCCAGCCGCGTCAGACGCCAAGCCGTTTGACCTGTTGATGCGCCGGGGGTGGCGGCTCAGGTCACTGAACTTGGCCCCGGTGAACATGGTCCGGTAGCCGTCTGAATGGGCGGTGCCTTCTGCAAACCTGATGGTGCGCAGAAGCGCCCGGGTCTGTGGCGGCACGCTTCTGACAGCCACCCGGGAGCCGCTGATTTGCCCCATGCTGGCGCTACCCGAAAAAGGGGTGCTATCCCTCCTGGCGGCATAGGCCGGCGGGGCAACGACATTCAGCAGGCCGGTGGCGATCTGGTCCCTCAGGCGGATCGCAGACGCCAGGTACGGGTTGGGCCGGGCGGCCGGCCCCCGTGACACCAGGTCGCCGCCATCCAGCTCCTGCAGCCGCTTCTGTGCATCGCTGTCGACGGGGATCCCGTGCAGCTGCATCTGCCGCTGAAAGAACTCGCTGGGCTTCATGCCCGTTCGGCGGATGATGTTGCGGGTGGCGTCGTCCAGCGGCTTGCCGGTCAGCACGCCGTCGAGTTGCTGGATCATCCGCTCCTTGGAATACAGCGGCTGGGTCTCCGCCTTTCGACGCAGCTGGGCGTTCTGCTGCGCATTGCCGCGACCGCCCGGCACCAGGCCCTTGTTGATCGACTCCGGCGTGGCGCCGGCTGGGGCCTGCGGCGTCTGCTGCGGCAGCGACTGCTGCAGGGCGTTGCTGTAGAGGCCGCCCAGCTGGGTGGTCATGTCCTGCCCTGGCGCCTTGCGGATCATCTCGTCGCCCTGGCGATACAGCTGGCCCATCGCCTCCCACAGCTGCTTCGCTTCGTTGGGTGTCAGGTTGGCTCCACCTTCGGAGTTGCCCCGGGCAAACTGCGCCTCCAGTCGCTTTTTCAGGTCATCCTGCAGGCCGCGGAGCACCTGGTAGTTCGCCTTGTTGTCCTCCCGGTTGCGCGACGACTGCGCCTGCAGGAACCCCTTGGCCGCCTGGTAGCTCAGCTGGCCGGACTGCTGCAGCTGCATGATCCGGTCGGTGAAGTCGACGTTGGGGTTCTGGGCCATCTCAGCCCACAGCGCCACCTCGTTCTTCTCCTGGGTCGGCACGACGAACCCAGCGCGAATCCCGCTGAAGTGCTTGCGCACTCCCTCCTCGTACTGCGCTGCCATCTCTGGGTTGCTGCCGTACAGCTCCCGGCCGCGGCGCAGCATCAGCTCCTCTGTCTGGTCGACAGCCACGGGATCGCCCAGCACTTCGGGGGTGAGCATCTGCTGCAGATCAACCTGCAGCTGCTCCCTGGCCTCCCGCTGCTCCAGGCCGTCCTGCAGGTTCTGCTGCTCGATCACCTGTTTCTGCGCTTCCTGCACCACCTCAAGCAGCGCAGCCTTGCCGCCGATCTGATCCAGCAGCAGCTCGCCATTGGGGCCCGCTGTCACCTGGGCCATCACCTCCGGAAGTCGGCTCAGCGCCACCTTGGCCCGGCCCCAGTTGCCACCGGATGCCATCAGCGTGGCGCCGACCAGCTGCTTGACCAGGCCCTGCTTCTCCTTCTGGTACTCCTCGGTGGTCTGGCCGCTGTCGAGGAAGAAGCCATTGAGGCCCAGGCTCAACTTCGACGCGACCTGCTCTGGAGGGACGGTGCCGCTGACGATCTCCTCCCCAGCGCTGTCGATCACAGCCGTCAGGGACTGCTTGGCCTTCTGCGTCTTGAACCCACCAAAGCGCGACTCCTGGTCCGCCATGGCAGAGCCGTACGTGGCTTGGATCTGCTGCTGCCGGGACTTCCACACCTCCGGCATGATGTGCGCCGTCCCCTGCGGGAACATCAGCGCAGTCATGGCCCGCTGAAACTCCGGGTCGCTGGCCGGTACCGACTCCAGCGGGCGGCCGTCGAGCAGCGTCTTGGTCTGCAACAGCCTCTCCTTGAGCGTTGCGACGTTGCCGTCGATGTAGGCGGTCTGCAGGTTGATGGTGGCGTACCGCAGTGCCCGGGGATCTGCCGCTTGAAATCGCCGCAGCATGTCCTCGTAGCCGACCGCCCCTTCGGCCACGCCTTTCTCCAGTCGCTTCTGCAGTTCCTGCAGTGACTGGAATGCGCCCACCTGGCCCGCTTCCTGGGCCAGTGCCATGCCCTGCTGCTGGGCCCGGGCGTCCGCCTGCTTCTCCTGCTCCACCCCGTAGTCGGTGAGCTTTTCAAAGAAGGTGCTGAAACCCGCCAGCGACCGGGCCAGTGGCGTGATGTTGTCGACGTAGGGGGCGTAGCTGGGCGCCTGCACCACGCTCTGCTGCACCACCGGGTTGGGCGCCTGCACCGGCCGCGGCAGCGGGGAGATGACCGGGCTCTGCGCTTGTGGCAGCTGCGGTGGCGTCGGCACCTGGGCAGGGCCGCCCAGGGTTGCTCCCTGCCCGGCGGGCGAAAAGGTCTCGACCAGCTGCTGCACCGCCTGAATGGCAGGCTGCTGCAGTTGGCCGGTGCCGATCGGTGCCTGGCTGGCGGCCTCGGGGATGCCACCCAGCAGACGGCCGGGCGTGCGGCGATCGGTGTTGCCGTACGACTCCCCCAGGTATGGACGTGCCATGGCTTAAGACCTTCCAGGCTGAGCGGCCTTCCAAGTGTTGTAGCCGCCGATGCCCTTGGCCAGATCCACCCCGCTGCTCAGCATGCTGCCCAGGCCCTGCAGCACGTACGGCGTGCTGCTCACGTAGGACCGATACACCGGCTGCTGCGTCACCGTGCCCTTCGTCACCTGCTGCCGGATCGGCGTCGGCCCGTACATCGGAGCGACACCAGGCCCTGGCGCCAGCGCATTCCCCCTGACCGGGTTGGCGTACGGCGTCTGGATGTACGGCTGCTCGCTGACCTTCCGCGCTGCGTACTGCGCCTGCGCCCCGCGCTTCTTCTCCTGCGTTGCCCTGCCGGTGAAAGCCAAGTTGCGGTTGGTGGCGAAGTCGTACTGCGCCTGCTGCCGGTAGTAATCGGCCACCAGGTTGTCGACGGTGTTGCCCACCCGCCCTGATGCCCGCACCTCCGCCCGCATCTGCGCCGCCTCCCGTGACCCCTTCAGCTTCTGCTGCGCCGCGGCCTCCTCCTCCTGCATGAACATCACGTCGAGCTGCCGCAGGTCGTTGGCATAGGCGACGCCAGCCAGCTCGGCATTCAGCTCCATCACCGACCGCTGCTGGTCCTCCCTCATCTGTTCGTAGCCACGGCTCAGGTCGGTCTGCAGCTGCTGGAATTCGTAGTTCTGCTGGTAGACGGCCTGCTCGTACTGGTACCGGCGCTGCTGTTCAGCCACCTCGTTCTCGTACTGCAGGTTCGACTGCTGGTACTCAAACTGCCGGGCGGCCATCTGGTTCTGGAAGACGTATTCCGACTGCCGCAGCTGCTCTTGGAACTGGTAGTCCATTTGCCGCTGGGCTTCCATGAACTGGTACCCCGCCTGCGCCTGCTGCGTCTGGTACTGGTAGTTCGCTTGCGCCTTGGCCCCTTGGTAGCCGGAGTAGGCGCTGTAGATCCCTAGGCCAATGGAGGCAACACTGCCGACGATCGGCGCGATGACGGCTAGTGGGGCGCACATGGCTTCACCTTGCAGAACTCCAAGAACCGTCGACCTTCTGGCCCATAGTTTGGATGCTCAGCGATGAACGTGAAACCCATCCACTGGATCCATCTGATGTGGACTTCATTCCTGGCGTCGACGCAGTTCCAGAGCAGGTCGTAGTCATCGAAGAAGCGGGCGACATGGGCCTTGGCTTCACGCAGGAACCGCAGTCGCACTCTCGCATCTGACACCAGCCCTTCAGTCCCCAGCAGCCACACCGTTCCCATGCGTTCAGCGGCGGGCACCACCCCGTACATCCCAACGGGGGTGTCGTCCTCGCGGCAGATCGTCATGCAGGGGCTGCCGTGCAGCAGGCCAATCAGCAGCGACTGCTCGGCGTTGTCACGCCCACTGGCCTGCAGCTCAGCCCTGTCGGCTGGCCGCATGTCTGCCGCCACTGCAGGGATGTCGCTGGGGATCGCCTTGCGCACATAGGCCCGGCTCACAGTCGATCGGCCCTGCTGAAGTACATGCCTTCCCACTCTGCCGACTGGACTCGACAGGGCAGTGGGCTGCGGCTGAAGATCTCGACCTTGGTATCGATGTTCTGCGCCATCACCGGCACACGGAACTTGCCCACCTGCTGCGCCACCGTCCCCAGTGCCACCGCCGAGTCGCCCATCACCAGCCCGTTGAAGGGGTGCTTCTTGGTCGTCCGGCCCCTTGGTGTGATCCACAGCTCAAAGTGCCCTGACTTGTCGTGCATCAGCGTCCAGGTCCGCATCTGCAGCCTGGGCCCGCCGATGATCGACACACCTCCACCCTGCGGCTGCTCCTTCAGGTAGGGGGTGCTGAACTCGTACCGCATGGTGTACAGCTCCCCAACCCAGAACGACGCAGCGGTCAGGTTGCCCCGCACCGTGATGGTGTTGGCGCCCTGCGCGATGGGGAACACCACCTGCCCCGGGGCCAGGGGGTTGCCGACGCCCCCGGTGCCCACCACCACGTACTCGCCCCCGGTGCTGCGGGGGTAGGGCAGCGTGATGGTCGACTGCACGTCCAGGCCGGATGGGTTGGTCAGCGCCACGGTGCAGGCCGCCTGGCTGGCCTTGCGATCCACCAGCAGCTCGTAGTCCTTGCCCGGGTCGACGTTCTCCGGCCGCACCACCACCTGCTCCAGGTACACCCCATCGGCGTACTGCACGACGGCGTACAGGTCGCTGTCGACGAACTGGACCCCCAGCAGCTGCTTGTCCCCTTCCACCTCCCAGTAGGACCAGGCGCTCTGCAGCTTCTGATCGCCTTGGAAGAAGAACTTGTAGAAGTACAGGCGCTTCGGCTGCGACTTGGTGATCAGCGCCACCGCTTCCTCGGACACCGTGGCGGCCATCTGCACCAGGTCGGCGGGGATGTAGCGGGGCACCGTGGCCGTCACCTCGTCGCTGGCCGGCACCGGGCTGGTGGTGTCCGGCAGGAAGTATTCACGCAACCCGCCGAACGTCCCTCGCGGGATGGGGAAGTAGATGGTCCGGCCCACCGCCACCGGATCCGACCCGTCCAGCGTTTCAAAGGCCGTCATCTGGGTGATGCTGGCGCTCTTGGGTGTCAGCGGCTGCACGGTCAGCGAGCCGCTGTCCATGCGGAACTGCGCGTGCCGGGAGAACAGCAGCAGCGTGCTGGCGAATGGCACCGCCGCCAGCAGCACGTTCACTTGGCTGCCGCCGCAGGTGATGTCGATTGGGTCGGAGTCGAGCACCGTCTGCACGGTCTCGGGGAAGAAGCGGTCGAACTCATCCGCGGCCGACAGGATCACGTTCTCGTCCGACAACAGCACCAGCCGGTTGCGGAACACCGTGATGTTGCTGAGCTGGCTGCCGACAAAGCTCGGATTCGGGGCGGTGTTCTCGTCCCCCGCCAGCTTCGGGCTCCAGTCGAACTGCTTGAACGTGAAGGTGCCGTCGCTCTCGCGCACCAGCACATGCGGCATGGTCGCCGGATCCAGCTTGTACGGGACGCCCGGGGCGACAGTCTCCTGCCAGTTGCCGTCTCCGAACCCGCTGCCGGCGTTGGTCTCAAACCGCAGGTACCAGTCGTCGAACTCGCTGCTGCTGTCCCCCTGCACCTTCACGATGAAGCCGTGCTCCGCCTTGGTGGGCAAGTCGGTCAGGGACTCCACCGTGCCCTTCACCGCTCGGATGGACGCAGCGTCGTACCCGTCCGTCGCCTCCATCGCGTAGGCGCCGCCGTCGTTCTTCGACACCCGGATGATGTACTCATCGGCCGTGAAGGTGAACCCAGACAGGGCGCCCTGGGCGGCGAGCGCATCCCGCAGCCGCTTGGCGATGTCCACCGTCGACAGCGATGGGTTGTAGTTGACGGAGCAGTTGCCGCTGGTGGTCAACGACTGCGCCGCGGTGAACGTAAAGGTGTTGGCCCCGGTCACGGTGATCGTGAACTGGCCATTGACCGCGGTGCCAGTCAGCGAGGCAAAGTTGATCTGGTATCCCGTCACCCACCCGTGGTTGTTGCAGGTGACGGTGACGGTGGTGCCGGACTGGCTGTACGTGGCGGAGAAGGTGTCGCCGCCCGGCGGCCTGGTCTTCACTGCCACCTCGGTAGCGTTGACCTTAACCTTGTACTCGGTGTTGTAGGCCGCGGCCTTCACGAACACCATCCCCTTGGTGCCCCACGACGGGCTCAGGTCGCCGCCACCAGACAGCAGGGCCGGCACCTTCTCGCGGTTCAGGATGAAGGTGTAGTCCGCCACCGACGCCACCCGGAACTGCTTGCTGGGCTCTCCTGCCACGTCCAAGTAGCCGGTGCCGTTGGGGGTGGCCACCGACTTCAGCACGCCATCCAGGCCGAACACCTTGATGGCGTTGTCCTGCAGCAGGATCCCCCACCTGTTGATGCCGTCCCGATCGACGACGGTGAAGTGGGGCCGGCCGCTGCCGGCTGAACCGCTGAACAGCTTGCCGATGTGGTTGAAGGGCGGGCGCTTCTTCAGTCCCTCCACTGGCGACGGCATGCAGTTCACGACTGCCTCAGCCTGTGACGCCAGGCGAAGGGCAGCCGGCTGCTGACTCACCCCATTGATCAGGTTGGGGATGGTGCTGCTGACCAGGGGCATGGCTACATCCGGCGGATGGTGTTGATCGGCAGGTACCCAAGCACTGGGCCGCCGATGTTGGGATCACCCTGCAACATGCTGTGGTTGTCCAGTGTCGTCTCCAGCTCCAAGAAAGCCGACCTGGCCATGGCCTCCTCGACTGCGTTCATGTTGTTCAGGTCGTTGGAGCCGATCACCTGCTGCTGCAGCTGCCGGCCGCCCATCACCGTGATGTACCGGCGTGCGTGCTCGGGCAGCTCGTCCCACTCCAGCGCCAGGGTGACGTCCGCCTTCAGGTCCTGGTCGAACTGGTAGCTGTTGCCGCGCCGGTCGTAGAGCTTGGCGCCACGCTGCACCACGTCCAGGTGCGGATGGTTGTATTCGTGGACCACCACCCGCAGCACGTTGTTGCCCACCAGGATCTCGCTGTCCTGGTTCCGCAGCAGCGTGCGCTCGTAGTCGGTGTTGAACGTCCAGCCTTCCATCTGCAGGCGGCGGCTGGCGTCGATCAGGATGTCGCTGGCCTGTTGCGCCAGGCCGAAGTCACCATCGAGGCTGCTGACGGGAGCTTCCCCCAGCATCCGCAGGACCGTGTTGACGGCCTCCAGAAACGACGTGCGGGTGATGGGCATGGGTCAGCTCCAGAAGAAAGAAGAAGGGGGCCCGTAGGCCCCCGCTGGATCGTCAGCTGGTGGCGGTGTAGATCTCGATGGCGCAGTCAGGGCGCAGCACGCCGCTGCCCAGGGCCATCGAACCAACCATGAAGGTGCCTTGCCACAGGGCGTGCACGTCGGAGCCGGTCTGCTCCATCTTCAGGTCCATCAGCTTCACGGTGCCCACGGCCTGCTTGTTGAACACAAGCGACACGCAGTCGGTGAAGTTGCCGCTGTAGTCGTTGTTCTCCCCAGTAACCGCAGAGCGGTTGGTGGTGGGGAGGTGGGTCGACTTCAGGATGGTGATGCCGGCCACCTTCAGCACGGTGCCGTCCGCATAGGCGCCTTGCCCACCCCAGTCACGGTTGATGACGTCGGTTTGCTGGACGAGCTTGTAATACTCGGCCGGAGCCAGAACGCAATAGCGGTCGTTCTCGGGCAGGTGCTTCTCGTCCATGGTCTGGGCTGCGCTGAACAGCGCAGTGGCCAGCTGGGCGCCAGTGATCGCGGCCTTGTTGGCGGCCACGATCTTGATGCGAGTGCCGCCAGGCAGATCGGTGTTGAAGTTGGTGGCGGTGCGGGCCGCCTTGGCGATCATCGTGGCGATGTTCTGGTCGAACCGATAGGCCATGGCGTTGCCCATCTCAGTGCTGTACTGAGAGCGCACGTCGTAGTGGTTCTTCGCCTCGTCGATGTCAGCGATGAACACGTTGCTCACCAGCTTGTCGTCGATGTTGATGACAGCTTCGGCGTGCTTGATCTGGTTGCCAGTCAGCATCGTGCCAGGGGTGTGGTACGAGGTGCTGGTCAGGCCGATGATCGGGAACTGCGCCGACCGGCCGGAGCTGATGGTCCGAACAGTGTGCAGCGGTTCAAAGATGGTGGCCCGGCGGAAGGCGGTCAGCACTTCACCGCTGAACACCTTGAGAAACATGGCGTTGTCACCAAGGAAGGTGCCACCGCCAGCGTTGTTGATAAGGCCAAGCCGTGAGGCCGTGAAATCGGGAGCAGGCATTGATCGACTCCTAGAGAAGTTGGGTTGTTACCCGACCTCCCTCCCTTTCACTGGGGGTGTCCTCCGCAGAGGGCCTTCGCTTAAGTGAGCGGGTCCAGGTGCCCAGAGTGTAGGCACTCACTCAAGCAACAAAAAAGCCCCGGACTTGTGGACCGGGGCTGGATCCCTTTCCTCCTGCATCTACATGATGCTGGACCTGGCAAGCCTCTCCTCCACCTTCCGGCGATAGGCCGGGTCGGACTGGTAGCGGGGGTCGGACATGGCGGCCACCACCTGGGCGGTGGACTCGTACTTCTCGCCCGAGGCCTTGGGGGCCCTGCCGCTGACTAGCTTCGGCTCGCGGCCCACCGACTCGCTGTACTTGGCGTGCAGGCCGGCGACCGCCAACTTCACGACGTCCAGCGGCTGGCTGTTGATCACCTTGTTGAAGGCGTCCACCTCCCCCTTGGGCAGGTTGCTGCTGGCCCACTCGATCATTGCGGCATAGCCGGCGTCGCCGCCGTACTGCTGCTTGATGGCGGCCACCTCCTGCGTGGCCAGCTGGCTGTCCTTCGTGACCTGGTAGTTCAGGCCCGTGAGGTAGGCGTCGACCATCTCACGGCTGAAGCCAGCCTGCGCCAGCTGGTCGTAGTCCCCGCCGTCCAGCTTGCCGGCTTGGGAGAAGCGATCCGACATGGACTTGAAGTCGACTCCAGCCTCCTCCAGCCGGCCGCCGATCAGGTCGCCGTAGATCTCCCGGGCGTCGCCCGCCGGTTGCTCCTCCTCGGACTCCTCGGCTTCCTCTGCCGGCTCCTCTGCGGGTTCCTCGGTGCGACCCTGGCTCAGCTTGGTCTGCAGTTCCTTGTACGCCTTCTCCAGGTCGTCGACGGACTTGTACTTGCCGGCCAGCAGCTGGGGTTGCTTGGTCTGCTGCTCCTGCTCCAGGGACTGCAGCATCTCCTGGTTCTCAGGAGACAGGGCCGGCGTTGCTTCTTGAACGATGGTGATGGGTTCTGGCATGGGTGTCACTTGATGGTGATGGTGCCGTCTTTGTCTGTGGTCACGACAGGTGCAGGTGCAGGCTCAGGCTTGGCCCGGCTTTTCACTTCGCACACCACAATGTCTTCGCTGACCGGATGAGGCGGCAGCTCGGAATCCTTGTTGATCAGGGAGACTTCAGACTGCGAGTCCTGGGGCTTGCTGCTCTGGCGCGGCATCAGTTGGTTCTCCTTGGGATAGCTGTTGCTGAACGTACCCGTCCGTCAGTTTGGCGAGGGCGGGTGACTTAAGGCCAGCCTGCATCATTTCTTGTTGCTGTTGCTGTTGCATCAGCTCCTGTTCTGCTTGTCGTGCTGCATCTTCTTCGCTCTGCAGTTCCTGCTGTGTCTTCACCAAGTTGGTGGTGTCGATGGATTCAGCGGCAGCCAGTCGTGCCAGCGCCTCCGGCACGTTGATGTAACGGGCCAGGGCCTCGGGGCCCAGGGCCTGCTGCACGGTCGCCAGGAAGTCGACCAGCTTGTTGCGGTCGTCGCCGCGGCCGATGGCTTCCAGGCCGGTGACGGGCTTGGGGCTCACCACCGGCTTGCCGTCCACCTGGGGGAAGGGCGGCAGCTTGCGCTGCTTGCGCAGCAGGTGCATCAGCCGGCGCACCAGCGGCAGCTGCAGCTCCTGGGTCAGGATCGAGTACAGGCCGCCGACGCCAGCCTCCAGCTCCTGGCTCATGTACCTGATCTCTTCTGCTGTCACCCGTTCACCCGGCCGCTGGATGGCAGTGTTCAGCAGGAAGGCGTACTGCATCCGCCCCTCGATCCGCTCGATGGTGCTGGACGCAATGCTCAGATCCTGAGCCTTCTGGCTCTGGATCACGGTCACGTCAGCGGCGTTGCCCTGGACGATGGCGCCGTTGGCTGCATTGGCCAGAGTGCGTGGGCGGGTGGTGCCGTTGGGGTTGACCAGGAACAGGATTTTGGCGGCAGCAGCACTGCCTTCCAGCACCGCCTGATACAGCCCCTCCAGGGCGAGCAGGTCGCCGTAATACTCCTCGACGTAGCCGCGGCCGTACTCCTCCCCGTCCACCCGGTTGAAGCGGAGCGGGATCCATGGCGACACGTCCGCAGCGCACATGCCGTGGGTGCCGGGGATCTCCTTGCCCAGCGCCTCCTGGTACCAATGGCACCGGCGGTCCTCGTACTCGACGCAGGTGTAGACCTTCACGGTCTTGCGGTCGGGGTACGTGTGCTCCTCCTGCTCGTCCTCCTCGATGAATCCCTCGGGCAGGACGTCGGGCGTCACCTCCTCCAGCACCACGATCTTGGCGGGGTTGCCCATCGGATCCCGCTGCACGCAGTAGCGGTTCAGGTGGATCACCTTGATGCCATCGCTGTCGACGTACAGCAGGACGTTGCCGCCGACCAGCAGGTGCTTGAACGCTTCGTGCATGGAAGCCCGGCCGTTGGCTGTTTCCAGCACCGACATGACTGCGTGCTCGACCCGGACCAGGGCGGCATCCAGCTCGGTCTTGATCTCGGGCCCCTGCTCTGCAATGCGCAGCGCCAGGTCGTCGATCTCCAGCTTGAAGAAGGCGGCGTTGGGCGGGAACAAGCTGATCAGCAGCTTGCTGGCCAGGTAGTTCACACCCCGCGCACCAAGCGACTGGTACGGGGTCTTGAACTTCCCGTGCTCCATGCCCCCCTCATCGGGGATCAGGGTTGGGATCGTGACCTTGCTGCAGTCCCGGGCCCGCTGCAGAAACGAATCCCGGTAGGTGGTCATGCGGTGGTAGGCCGCGGCCACCTTGCCCTGCCCGCCGTCGCCATATGGCTTGGACTGGCGATCGACGTTCTTGGTCAGGTTCAGTTCCATCAGCCCACGGGGATGTTGAGACCACCGCCTGCGATGGCCAGGCCAGAGTCACCAGTCCGATAACGGCGGCGCCCCCTGCCGGTGCTGCGCAGTCCAGGCCCAACGCCAAGCGAAGCCCGGGCGTCAGTGGCGCTGGGGTTGGCAGCAGGTGCGGCCATGGCCTGGGAGATGCGGCGCTGCTCAGCGGCACGGGCGTCGGACTCGGCCCGGGCCCGGGTCATGGCCTCTTCTTGCGCCTGCCGGGCCTCATCGGCCTGCCGGCGCATGGCCTCCTGCTGGATCCTGGTGGCCTCCGCCTGCTGGGCGAAAGCCTGCTGCTGCGCCTGCTGCTGCGCCGCCATCATCTGCTGGTACTGCTGCTGCATCGCCTGCTGCGATGCCCGCTGGTCCGCCATCATCCGGTCGTAGGCAGCCTGCTGCTGCTGGGCCTGCTGCTGCTCCGCCTCGCGCATCCCCTGGGCGCCGGAGTTGATGTAGTCCCGCTCAGCTGCAGCGAACTCTTGCTGTGCTTTCTGCAGGCGCTGAGACGATGTGGTGGTCATCGTGATAGGCGCCTTGCCCACAAACCCCTTGCCACCCCTCAAGGCCAGCGCCTCACGGGTGACAGGCGGGGCGCCTTCCGCTTCAGCCTTCTTGGCTGCCTCCAGCTCCGCCTTGGCTGCGTCGTACCGACTGCCGGCGGCATAGGGGCTGACCGGAGCAGCCGGCATCTTGGGTTTGCACATGGCTCAGCCTTCGGCTTGCTGGTCCTGCTGCTCAAGATATATGGAGCGCAACATGCGCACCACGCTGCGGGCCCCGGCATCCATCCAAATCTTCCGCTTGCGGTGGCTGATGTCGGGACACCTTTCGGGGAACACCTCGTCCAGTTTCTTCAGCAGGGCCTCGTCAATCGGTGGCCAGAGGGTGTCGTCATCCATTGGCCTTCATCGCAGGGTCACGGTCGGGATCCCACAGCTGGATCTCTCCAGTGTGGAAGTCGTAGTCGCCATGGCGCAGGATCCTGGCCATGCGTGCATTCATCAGCGCATCCATCATGGTGCGGCCCGCCTTTTGGTATGCCGCAACCACGGTGTCCCACATCTCGGGCAGGGTGGCGGCAGGACCCAGCATCTTCTCGGCAGTGACAGGGCCCACTCCCTTCAAGCCGGGGTAGTTGTCTGTCGTGTCACCTGTCAGGGCCTGCTTCATCCAGTTGCGGTTGGCCTCCAGCAACGTGACAGTTTCCACCTGGTCGCCGGCCAGCAGTGAGCAGGGGACCGTCCGCATGTCCTTGTCGATGGACACGATGATCGGCCGAGGGTAGCTGCCGTTGGTGGCGAGCAGGCCCAGCACGTCGTCGGCCTCCAGGCCAGCGCAGATGCGGTGGTGATACTCCTCCTGCACCCACTGCCGGATGTCGCGCAGGCCCAGTGGCTTGCGCTTGCCGATGCGGTTGGCCTTGTATTGCTGGTTGACCTGGTGTCTGAAGGTGGGATAGTCGGAGAAGCACATCACCACCCCGTCGTCGCCGGCCAGCTCACGCCAGTAGGACAGGCGCATGGTGATGAAGTCTTTGACGTCGGCCTGCTCCAGGTGCAGCGTGTTGATCCACTCGTCCCAACGAATGTCACATTCACAGGCAGCGCAGGCGGAATGGATCAGGTGATCAGCGTCGATCAGCAAGGTCATGGTTCAGATGATGGTCTTGGTGTTGTCGTTGGGCTCAGGTGCTGGTTGCTTCTTGGCCGGCGGCTTGTAGCCCCAGTGGGCCAGGAACTGACGGGCCGCCGCCCCGGTGGTCAGGTTGGCCGGCCACTTGATCGCCTTGGCTGCGTCGTTGGCGGTGCGACACAGCTGGGCAGACCTGCCGTTGGTGTAGACCACGAACGCATGGCTACCGCTGTCCTTGTAATAGACGACGGTGATGCTGGTCTTGCGATCGGGCGTCGACCAATAGGTGGGGCGGGCGTCAGCCATGCGGCCCCGGCAGCGGCTCAGCGACGGGCACCGGCTTGATAGCGGGGCGGCCAAGGCGGGCAAGGATGGTGCGGGCGCCTTTGCGGAATTGCTGAATCTCCATCAATTCATTGCCAAAATCGTCGGTATAACAATGTGCAAAGAACTGATCGTCGATTTCCTCATCCGTCGGCCCCTGCGGCTCGGGCTGGGCCAGGGCAGTGGCAGACCAGCTCACAACGGCATCTATCAGTCGATCGGCCAGCTGGATGTTTCCAACAGTTGGCCCGCCGGATGAGCGAGCAACACACAGGATGCGCTCAAACATTCCACGCAGTTCGGGCAGTTGATCAGCGCACAGCGCTCGCCAGTCGGTGGGTTGGTTGGCTGTCATGTCAGTCATCAGCTGAAGGTGATCCGCTTGAAGCCATCAGTCCGCGCCAGGCCTTCGTGCTTGTTTTTCACGGCACCAGCCGGCAGGTCCACCTCCACCGTGTAGAACTCATGGCCGCAGTTGCGGCAGATGCGGTGACGGATGGTGGACTCCGACGTCTCCTGTCTGGTCTGCAGGACTCGATGCTTGTCGGTGTCACAGGATGGGCAGTTCATGGTGGGTGTCAGTTGAAGTAATGGGACAGCGGCACAACAAGGCGGCCGGTGTCGGTGTCGTACAGCAGCTTGTCCACGGTCCCTGTCTCACCGCTGAAGCGGTTTTTCAGGACACGCAGCTGCAGTTCATTGCGGTCGCACACGTCGCCTTGCTGGTTCCGTTCTGCGCCGATCACCATGTCGGACAGCTGAGCGATGGCATGGCTGCCACGCAGCTGGGAGAGAGACGTCTGCGCTCCCTCCTCATGGCCGCGGCCTTCTGGCCGCTTCAGGTGGGACACCAGGACCAGCCCGATGCCCGTCTGCTCCACCACTTGGCGGAGCTTGGTGCAGGTGACGTCGATGGCACGACGCTCGTCGAGATCACTGAGCCCACTGATCACGATGGTGAGGTGGTCCAACACCACCAGGTCGCAGCCTTCGCCATCGGCCAGGTAGCGGATCTGTTCGATCAACCGCTCCGGGTCCATGGATCCGAAGTGGTCGTACAGGAAGCAGCGGCCGGTGCCGAACACCCGATCGAATGCAGAGCGGACGTCCTGCTCGGTGGCTGCAGCAGGGTCGAGGTGGATGGGCTTGTTCAGCTCGATCCCCACGATCCCCTGCATGGTGCGCTTGGTGGATTCCTCCAGGGCGATGTACCCCACCCGCAACCCGCTGCGCAGGAAGTGGTGGGTCCACTCCCTGCAGATGGATGACTTGCCGATGCCACTGCCGGCGCACAGCGTCACCATCTCCCCCTTGCGGAACCCGCGGGTGGTGCGGTCAAGCATGGGCCAGGGGTAGTTGCAGGCAGCAGTGGCCCCCGGCTTGATCAGCTCATCCCACAGTTCGCTGGCATTGACGATGCCATCGGGCCGAGATGGCGTGGCCTTCCACAGCAGGTCGCGGAGCAAGTCGCCTTCGCCTGCCTGCAGCATCTCGTTGGCGTCCTTGCGGGGCAGGTGACAGATCGCCACCTTGCCCAGGGGCAGGACCGACAACGCATCGGCCGCGGCCTGGCGACCGGGCTCGTCGTTGTCGAAGCACAGCACGATGCGGCTGAACTGCGCCAGCCATGTGGCATTTGCGGCCAGGTACTTCTTGGCCGACTGAGCGCCATTAGGAAGGGAGACCACAGGGAAGCGGTTGCCTTGCACCTGACTCACCGACATGGCGTCGATCTCGCCTTCCGTCACCACCACGAACAGGCCGGTGCCACCGCCATGGCCCTGGCGCCAGAGGTGCTGGCCCCACAGCTGCATGTTGGAGGTGTCGCCTGTCCACGCGAACTTCTTGTCAGGGAAGCGGACGTGCTGGGCGGCGACGTCACCCCGCTGGTTGCGGTACTCGGCCACCTGCACGGGCTGGCCGCGCATGGTGGACGTGCCGTAGTTGAACAGCTTGCACGTCTCCTCTGTGATGCCCCGCTTGTTGAGGGCCTTGATGGAAACGAACTCGATCAGCGGTGTCTTGGGTGGTGCCAGTGGTGCCATGCGTGGTGGCTTGTCCCGTGGTGGTTGGTCCTGGTATCCGCAGCCGAAGCAGTGGCCATGGCCGTCGTCGTACCGGGCGAAGTTGTCCTTCGACCCGCACTCGGGACAGGGCTCATGCTTCAGGAACTTGGACGGCATCGAACCAGGTGGTGGGTATGTGGCCTTCACACCAGAGGAAGCCGTGCCTCTCGGCCCATTGCCACAAGGCCAAGGACTTGGCGGCCCTGGACAGGCGGACGTCTGCGTTCATGAAGCAGAGCCGGATGTCCAGGTGGGGGTGGGCGTCGCGGACGGCCAGCATCTTGCGACGGTCCTCAGGTGGGAAGTGCCCTTTGGTTTCGACGATCACCCCGTTAGGCAGGATGAAGTCGGGGGTGTAGATCGCCTTGATGGTGTACGGCAGGGCCTGCCCTTCGTAGTTGAATGCCAGGCCCCGCTTGCTGAGTGAGGCAGCGACTGCCGCCTCAAACTTGGAGCGGAACCTAGAAGTCCCCGTCATCAGGCCCGGTGCCGGTGGAGTCGAACGGGACCGCCTCCTCCGCATTGGGCGACCAGCCGATCTCCTCGTCGTCGAAGCCGAAGCTCTTGGCATCGCCGCCACCCTCGATCAGGCTGATCACCTGAACTGCACGCAGTCGCAAGGTAATGCCGGCACCTATCGCAGCCTGGTAGAACGGCTGCGCTTCAAACGAGATGCGGCCCACCGTGCCGGACCACATCTTGGCCAGCGCCTCACGGTCCTTGACCGGCTGACCCTTGGCGTCGAACAGGGCAGGCGCAGCAGTCCAGCGACGGCCGTCACGGTCGATGCCGCTGGCTTTCATCTTGGCCTTGACCACAAAGATGGCGGCGCCATCGATGTCTTGGAAGGACCAGGGCAGATCGGCCAGCTTGAACTTCTGCGTGGGGGCCTGGGCCTTCAGCGATTCCTTGTGCCTGACCAGCAGTTCATCCAGTGCGGTGCTGATCTGGTCGCAATCCTTGGCTC